TGCTCAACTTGGTTCAATCTTCAGACGATCACTAAGTCTATGTTGAAATGGAACCAAGTATATACTGATGAATCCAAGAATACTGATTCAGTTCATTTGTATAAAAAGCTTGAGGATTGTACTTTCCTTAAGCGTGGATTCAGGTTTGACAAGCGTCTCCAGCGATTTGTCGCACCGCTTGCTCTTGAGTCCATTCTGGATATGCTTAACTGGTACACTGAAAGTCCAGAGAGGCATTTTATTCAGACGACTAACGTCGATAATGCTCTAAAAGAGTTATCCCTTCACGACAGGGACACTTTTGAAATTTGGTCCAGAAAGATTATTGGATCAGCTCGTGACCATTTGGGATACCTTCCGCCGACCGTCGACTACATTGCTCTACAGAATGTAGTCGTGGCTAGGGAGTTGTCCTGGTAGGTACTTCAGATCCTCGCACACCCTATATACCATTGGAGGCTTAAAGGGGTGTTTGCGTTGCGTTGTACCGGAGAAGACCATCGGTATTTACTGTTACTGCTCGAGATTGGTCCTGGTGGCAATCCCACTAATATCTAGAGCCCCTCCATGCGGAAGAATAATGACGAATAAACCTTCCTAAGATATACGCGTCGCTGAATCTAATAATAATAATTCAGGTGGGAGCACCTCAAAGCCATCTGATCTGGTGGCACTCACTATTACAGATCAAACTACGACATTTCACGATGACAAGGTTACTGACCATAGCGTCTTCCCGAAATTCGTCCCGATTGAACGCCCTTTACTTCAATCTGTCAAAGAGAATCGGAGTCATTCCATTAATGATATTCTGGGACGCCCGTCCAAAATTGCGGCTGGGATATTCACGACAGCACAGGTTGCTGGGGATACCCTTTTCACGATAGATCTTCCGGACGATTTGCTTAGTTTGCCTATGTATCACGAGAAAACCCGTGGTTTCTTAAATTTTAGAGCCACTGTTAACTTGCGATTTCAAGCTAATGCTCAAAGGTTTCAACAGGGTCGTTTGTTTATTCAATACTTCCCTCAAGCCTCACTCAACGAGAAGAAATTCTCGATTGTTTTACCCTCGCTAACTTTATCAACACAATTGCCTCGTATCGATTTTGACTTGGCCACTGATTCTGACGTCGCACTTTCTGTGCCTTATGTCTCGCCCACTATTGGCTACAATCAAGTGGATCAGACAGGTACTATGGGTCGCTACTCAGTTCGCGTTTACTCTCCACTTGTATCTCCTGGAGGGCCGGCGACTGTTGATTGGTCTGTTTGGTGTTGGTTCACTGATGTTGAATTGGATTTCCCAGCTTTCACAGCTGAGGCTTCCAAACCTCCTCGTCGTGGACGTCAAGCATCC